GTTCTAATCTAGTTTTTTTAAGTTTCATTAGGCCACCCACTCGTCTAGGTTGATTAACTTATTCAAGTCGTCTTTCCACTTTTCTTCTATTGCTGTGATGTCGAAGACCTGGCCAAGTTCACAAGTAACCCATTCTTGAGTAACAGCACTGGGATTGTCATTGGTTATATTCCAAGTGTCCCACTCGAACTCACCATCGTTAGCAAATAGATACTCAACAGCCTCACCTTCTTCTATGCTGGTTATGTTTTCTAAGTCACCCTCGCCTATGCTTATGCCGTATTGAGCAAACTCAGTCTCACAACCGTAACTAATAGGTGTTTTGTTATTTAGTTCAGCAAAGTAATAATTTTCTAAATCTGCTCTTAGTCTTTTCATATTAAGAATCTTTTTATTATCTTTGTTTACATGCTTGGCTTGCATGAACTCAACGGTGCCACCGTCATAGCCATTAAGCATGTCTATAAGTCTTTTGATGTCGTAACCCCAGTCATCAATATCTGTGTCACTGTTGTTGTTCCAATGGTCATAGGCCTTATGTCTGAACATAACCTTTTTTCTTTTCGCTTCTTCTAGTATTGTTATTAGTAATGGTTTCATATTTTCTCCTTTAGTAAGTAATGTGTTGTAGTTTTACGAAGTATTCTTTAGGATCAGCTCCCTGTTCCTTGATAATTTTTGCTATCTTTTTTTTACAGCCAGATCCTACCGGGAAACAACCCTGGCTATCAAATAGATCCTCCGCCTCCTCCGCAACCGGTATTAAAGTTTGGCTAGTTGTCATGTGAATGTGATCTGCTGTTTTGGTAGTAATGTCTCTGTCGCACATCCAGCAATCTCCGCCACCGGGACCCATAGTAGCAATTTTTATTTCTTTCATATTTTCTCCTTTGTTGTTATTAGTTTCTCTCACGAATCTATTTTAATCTAATATGCTGTAATGTGCAAGTGTTTGCACAAATATATTTATAAGCCATTATGCAGCCTCCTTTGCTTTATGTTTCTTAGCCCGAGCATCACCCTCGCCCATCATGTATAGCTCTAACACTTTTTCTCTATCTAGGCTGTCACCATCACTCCAAAGGTTCGGAAATAGATCCATATACATTCTTGTATATTTGGTTGCTTTTCTTTTTGTCATTTTGTAGTGGCCATACATACCGCCCTTGCCGTACCATTCCGCTAAGATATCAGTGAATTCTTCCATTTTTTTCTCCTTTTTGTTAATCTCTCTCACGTATCTATTATATGAAATTATGCAGTAATGTGCAAGTGTTTGCACAAATATATACAACTTATTTTAGGCCAAAAAAAAGGGCCCTTTTGAGGCCCTTTGTTTGAAATACTTGAGTAATAAACGGTATTTCTAATCGTTCAATTTATGCGCCTTGTGAGCCGTAGACTCCTCTCCAATCAGAGAAACCGAAGCTATATCTTTCACGTGCTTTGTAACGAATGTTTCCAGTAGAGAAATCTGGTTCCATGGAAGTTTCCATGCCAGTTCTTTGGAACATTTTAAGGCCATCGCCTTGTGATGTTACAGAAGTCAAGATGAAGAAAGCATCTGGATCTGTTAAGTAATGATTAACAGAATAACCACCAGGTAAAACACCTGTGTTAGCTATTGCGTTGATATCATTATCAGCAGTGCCAGATCTTTGCGAAGAATTAAGAATTCTGTCAGCAACAAATACTAGTTCACTAGGAACAATTAATTTGTCAGCTTGAACAGAGATTGTTAGTCCTTTGTCATCTGTGAAGTTAGATATGTCAATCAAAGCATCTTCTAATGAAGTTTCATTAAGATCCGCCATTGATGTTGCTCTGTTAGCTGTTGTACCACCGCCCGCTAGAGGGTGATCTGTTGCTATAAGAGATTTACCGTCTCCTCCAGTAAAGCTACTAGAGAAAGCGTTATTTAAAACATCTGCGCCTTTTACTTCTTTGGTGTTAGCCATAGATCTTGCGAGTGCTTTAACATATCTTTTACCTAAAGAATCATAGAGGTTATCTTCTACAGCTTCTTCTGTAAGTGCAAATGCTAGTGCCACTGTATCGTGGGTGTATCTAGCACTGTAACTTTCAGTAGCGTTGTCGAAAACAACTCCTTGTCCTTCAGTTTTTGTTGGTGCGGAACCAAATCCTGTTATTAAGACTTCTTCTTCAAACGCTCTTGAAGAATCTTCAATGTTGAAAATTTCTTCATATTCACGATTGTATTCGTCATAAGAAAGTCCAAATAAAGAATTTAATCCTGGTTCTAGCTCTTTAGCGAGCTGGGCTCTTGATATTGCCATTATTTATTTCCTTATGCTAAACCAGCACCTTTCTGTCCCATTATGTGGTTTTGAATCACACATAGTACATTGGTGTTGGCAGACGCTACGTCTGAGTTATCGGGATTCTGAGAGATATCTAATGCTTTAAGAGGTAATGTTGCGGTAGTAGCACCGGTAGTTACATCAAGCTCTAGATTAGATCTTCCAGACTTTGTGTCGCCAACTGGTGAGCCATCAACAATGTCAAAGTTACCGAACAGATCTGCCACCGGGAAGGTGTCATCTGCTTGGACTTCAAACACTACGTTTGGATCGTCAATTATGTTAGCAATAATATCCGAAGCAGAAATACTGCCGGGATACGTGTTTTTAAATACCTGTTCGCCTGTAGTTGGATCTGTGTAAGACACTCCATTGAACACTCCGACAATCGGAACGGTTCCAGTTGCAACATGTCTTCCTAATACCCCAGCTGTTAGCTGAGTAACAAGATCACCTTGAAACAGTGGTGTTGTGACTCCACTCGCTATTCTATAACGGCTTTGGCCGCCAGAATAGGGAGATCCACCCATCATACGTACAGGTTTACATCCAAATGCGCTGTCTTTGTTAGCCATTTAGTTTCTCCTTTTTATGATTGTTACTTTTTTCCAAAAGTAACATTTGATTTTCTATCAGCATCGTACTTGACATATCTACCATCTTTCCTAGAGTCATTAAACATATTATTGTCTAACGCATCTTTGGCTTGTTGGTTTTTTCCTGCGTAATAAGCATTACGCTCTGAGATTGTTTCAAGTGGCATCTTTGCCAATAGCAAACCTTCGTTATATACGATGCCAGTATGTCTTCCAGAATCCATTGTAGGTAAAGCATATTCTTGCGGTAAATCAGTCCCTCTTACGAGTTCCCAACCTTCTCTAAGTCTTCTGCTTACATTACCTCTGTCCTCTACACCCAACATAGATTCTCTTATCCATCGATATTCGTATCCTTCTGGTGCAGGCGGTGTTTCTAGTTTTCTAACTGGCCTCCATGGTTGTCGCTGAGTATTTTTAGCGTGACTCTCGGATTCACGGGATTTTCTATTCGGTGCTTCTTCTATTTCATTCGTCATTATTTTGCCTCTCTAAGTGAAATTTTTTGTTTTTCTTTAGCAACAGATTTTAACCACGCGTCTTCCGACATATTGTGCGGCTTCAAACCTTTTAGACGTTCGACTTCTGATTTAGAGAAAGTCACTCCGTTCTTTTTGCCTTGTGTTTTTTGTCGACTTCCAACGGAAGCAGGAGCAACTCTTTGCACAGCGGGTTTAGCTCCTTCTTTGGCGACATTTTGCCCGGACGAAAGGTCCGGATAAACTTTGTAAACTCTAGTATTTAGCTCATCATAATATTCATCTGAATCAGCGTCAAAACCTTCGTTAATTAAATTGTAGTGTGTAAAGTATGCAAACTGCGTAGCTTGGGTGTTAGTAGCATCGCTAGTATCACCATACCATTGGTTGTTTTCATGCCAGGACTCAGCTTCTCTGGTTGGCTTTACTTCTTGTTGTTGTGGTTGTTGGTAAGATTGCTGTGGTTGTACAGGCTGTGGGTTATGAAACTGTTGTTCAGCTTGCTGCCTCGCCATTCTTACTTTTTCTTTTTGAATACTTAGATCGCTTTTTAATGTATCAGCCTTTGACATTAAATCAGCATCATTAGACTCAACAGCTTTTTTGTACAAGTCATTAGCTTGCATTTCTTTTGCTTGAATAGTCTCTTCTTCTTTTTGTATTAATACGTTTCTTGTTTGCATCCTTTCTTGTTCATAAGCTGCTGTTTCAGCATTTTTTTGATGCAACATTTGTTCTAGCCTTGCAGATTTTTCTTCTGATGCTCTATGTCTCTCATTTAACTTATTAATTCTTTTAGAAACGCCTTTCGTGTAAGCATCTAATTCTTCGTCTGAAGATGCTACTTGTTCTACTTGATCTACTACCTCTACCGAAACTTCATCAACCTCTGGTTGAATTATTTGTGTATTTTCTTGTTCATTCATATCTATAAACTCGCTATGTCATCTGGATCGAGTATGGTGGCTATAACTTCATCATCATTAATGATTCTGACCTCTGCACCCTCCTCCAATTTAAACCTAGAGCCAGAGTAACGCCCTATTAAAACCCATTGTTTCTCTTCACACCAAGAGGTTTCTCCATACCTTGCTTTATCGTTGTAGCACTGTGGTCCTTTTTTAACCACGTAAGCAACAACAGTGGCCAAGGCCTCACGATCAGTTGTTTTTTTAGTCAGAAGAATTCCTCCTTCTGTTTTGGCTTTACCGGCGTATGGTAAAACTAATATGCGCCAACCTGTTGGTTGTGGCATACGATCAATTATTGATTTGTCTAAAAGAGTAGGATCTAAAACCCTGGACTCTTCTTTTATGTAAGCATCTGCAACTATGTCATTTGTAGATCTAATATCAGCCATTTATTTTTCCTTGTTAAAGTCTTTTATTTCGTTAGTTATATAGTATAAAGCAGAAAGTTCACCTTGCAAATATTTATAATGTTCTATATCTTTTAGCGCACCAGACATTAATGTTTCTGCTATCTGGTTTTCTCTCTCTGCAAGTCTACGTTTAATAAAATCTATTACTTGAATTTCATCCATTATTTTTTAGCTGGCTTGCCCTTTTTTTTAGCAGGAGCCTTTTTTGCAACTGGTTTTTCTATCATTTTTTCTTCTACTACTGGCTTTTCCGTAACAATTTTTAATATTGGCTTTTTAAAAGTAACTTCTTTTATAACAGGTTTTTCAGTTATTCCAGCTGCTTTGTTTGCAATCCTTTTATTGTTTATTTTAGACTTATAAGCCTTGTGTTCTGCTACTTCTAGTATTTCAGCTTTCTTTGCAGCTTCTTCTGCTTGTTTAGTTTTTTTTAAATTCTTTAAAAATGTTTCTCTTGAATTCATAATTAGTTCCTCAACTTAGTTTGTATATCCAATAGCTTAAGATTTGCATTTTGCTTTAATCTATCAATAGCTACATTTAGTTTATCATCTGCTATGCTTTTTTGCACATTTATGCGTTGTTCTTGTAATTCTCTCTCTTGCATTTTTTCTTGAGATCTTTGATTTTGTTTTTGCATAAACTCCTCAGAACCAATATCTAACTCTTTATCTTTAAGATCTAACTCTGCTTTTCTTATTTCAACTAATGGATCTCCGCCATCACCTTGACCTATTGATTGTAAGAATTCATTTGTTAGTTCAGCCATAACAGGTGAACTGAACTGATCTAAGATCATTTGTATCTGTCCTTGTATTTGTTTAGCTTCTTTAGGTGATACTTGAGACATTTGTGCTTGTGTTTGTTCTATCTGCTGTTGTGT